TAATGTTGATGTTGAACACCTAAAAGAACGAATAGAAGATTTAAAAGACAAAGTTAAGTCTAAAATGAGAATGGCGAGTACAAGAGAAGAAGAGTTATTAAGTGATATTAAAGAACTCCAAGAAAAGAATGGACGTTTGATTCATATGAAGAATGATTATCAATATCAATTAGCGGAATTGCTCGAACAAAAATATTCATTGAAACAAGATGTTGACGACTTACGCAAGGACAATAAATGGTTAGCGGATAAAAATAAAGAGATAATAAAAAAGAAAGATAATGAGATTAAAGAGTTAAAACTTGCGATTGTAGACCAAGAGGATGACATCAAGTCTTTAAATGTAAATGTTAATTCCAAACGTGTTGCGGATGGTTACGTTGACGAGTTAAAAGCGGAAATTAAATCATTAAATGAATTAATCACGGCTAAACATATAAAACGTAATGAAGATAGTAATTTGATTGCATCATTACAAGCGGAGATTAAAGAGTTGAAAGAATATATAAGGACATTTACAAGCCCTCATAATAATGAGAACTTATGACATAAGTCTATAACAATATGCATTATTATTGTTGCGTGTGCATAAGGTAAATAAACGCACTCACTCAATCCCATTCATCCGCATAAGTAAGACATCAAGCCCGCTATCATTGGCGGGTTTGTTGTTATGTGTTGTAAATGCTTGTCCTTTCCTCAAATATCTCAAGAATTTAATTGAATATTATAATTTAACCCAAAAAGTAATCTAATTAGACCCCCCATGAGGACAACTTGGTGGGTGTACCCGCATAAAAAAAGAGTCACACTCATTCTAATCATATTTTTTTCAAAACCCCTATTTTTTTCAATTTTGTGATATTGAGCAAGTTTATTTAGCAATATAAACTGTATTAGGGAACTTTATTATATATTATATATTATATATTATATTATATAGAGACAGAAATTTGTTAAATTTAAAAAACTGATGTATATTTTACCATGGATTTCAAAGAGATAAAAAACACAAAGCACTACCTGTACGATGACAAGGGAGAGTTTGCTGTTAGCTTTCCAAACATCCCTATCCGTCATAACTGGCGTCATGGTGAAGAAGGTGAATGGGTTTTTACTGATGATGGTTTTGTGTGTCAAATCCTAAGAAAGTTGAATATCGCTAAAGATCGTGGCAAGTCCGTACCATGTGTTCGTACTGTTTGTGGTACGTTCCTAGCAGGGGACATGAAGAAAGAAATGCTAGGTGAAAATGGAATTGCGGAAAACATATACACATTTTCTGGAACAAATGCTGGAAAAGAGCGATTCAAAAATAGAAAAAGAACCTCAAAAGAGTTATTATTTGCAAGATACGTTGCAAGTGGCATAGATGCAATTTCAGCGTACAAGCGTGTGTATCCTGATGCTAAAAATGATACATACATAAAAAATAGAACAGATAAACTCTTAAAAACGGAGACAATTCAAAAAATGGTAAAAAAAGAAATTCTTACACTATTGGAAGAATACAATGCAACTCCAGAATACATCATAGAAAGATATAAAACAATTGCTGACATGGCTGAAAATGATACTCATAAGCTTAAAGCACTTGATAGTTTAGCTAAAATGTCTGGATTGTTTGATACTGAAGACAAGAAATCTGAGCAAGTTACGATTTGGTCAGGTTTTTCACCTGAACAGCTAGAGGAGGTTAAAAAGCATGGAGAACCAGAACTTATCGCCCACGCCGAAAAAGACGAAAAAGAATAAAACAGTTGATCCTTGTCCAATTTGTACGGAAGATTTGTATTTAGATGATACTTATACTCAAAGAGTGGGCTTACTTGGTGATTATGATGAAGTTATTGGTTGGCTGTGTCCTCATTGTAACTCTGAATTTGATACTGATAACCATTTAACAAAATTTAAAGGTAAAGATGGCATGACAGGAGAAGCATAGTGGCAAAATTTGGAAAAACATCTAAAAAACGTCTACAAACCTGCGATGAAAAGTTGCAATTGCTTTTTAATGAGGTAGTAAAAGCATTTGATTGTTCAATATTGGTAGGTCATAGAGGTGAAGAAGATCAAAACAAAGCTTACAGAGAGGGCAATTCACAAGTTAAGTGGCCAAAAGGTAAGCATAACAAAAAACCATCGTCAGCTGTTGATGTTGCACCATATCCAATAGATTGGGAAGACAGAGAGCGGTTTAGTTATTTCGCTGGTTTTGTAAAAGGTGTAGCCTGGCGTTTGAACACTCCAATTAGATGGGGTGGCGACTGGGATGGAGATACAGAACTTTCAGACAATAATTTTGACGACCTCGTACATTTTGAATTAAAATGACAAAACGAAACAAGTTACGTCTATTAAACCTAGCTGTAGGGTTTTTTAATCTCTACACGTGGCATATGGGTGGGACATGGCTTGTTTTCGCAATTGGTTGTTTAAATATCGGGGTATTTGTTTTTGGCAAGAAATAGTGTTAAGTCAGACACTATTAATGATTTTAATGGCTGGTTTTATAGCATGGGAAACAGACAGAATAAAACCAAAACCACAAGCACTTGGAAATGGAGATACGTTAATGGTTAGAGTTTCTGGGTATGATTTTTGCCCAAAGTACTGTGAAGTAGATCATTTTCATTTTGGACATAAAAATAATTATAATTGTGAAGAAGACGTTTGTGAACACATAATTTATGAAAATAGACATAAGTAAACTAATATCAATAGCATGGATGATTTTAATGATAATATTATTATTTTTAATATTACGTGATGTTAATTACATGATGCAATTGATTCATGCTTATGTTTCCATGGCTGTTGAAATAGTAAGGCATTAATTGGCTAATTTAAATTTAAATGGCGATGTTTCTAAAAATGAAGAAATGCTTTCAACAGCATATACTGATCTCATTGCCTTTGGTAAACTTTTCTCTCCTCAGGACTTCCTTGCTTCTGCTACACCTAATTTTCATGTGGAAGTAGGGAAGTTACTTTTAGATAGAAAAATTCAACAATTAGGACTTGTATTACCTCGTGACCATGCAAAATCTACGTTAGCAGCTACTGCAATCCTTCATCGCTTTCTGTTTACAAAGAAAGATGAACCTGAATTTATTGCATGGATCGGTGAAGCACAAGACCAAGCAATTGATAATTTATCTTGGGTAATGAACCATATAGAACTTAATCCAGCCATACATTATTATTTTGGTGATCTTCAAGGGAACAAATGGACGAAATCTGAGTTTACTTTAACGAATGGCTGTAGAATGATAGCAAAAGGAGCTAATCAGCGGTTAAGAGGTAAAAAGCAATTATCTACTCGTTTTACGGGGATGGTGCTTGATGATTTTGAATCAGAACTAAATACTAAAACTCCTGAGGCTAGACAACAGATTAAGAACTGGGTTACAGCAGCTGTGTTTCCAGCAATCGACTTTGACAAGAATGGGTTTTTATGGTGCAATGGAACTATTGTTCATTGGGATTCTTTCTTAAATGGGTTGGTTACGGGTTGGAGGGATGCTCGCAAGAGTGGGGAAGCATATTCTTGGGCAGTTTATACTAAAAAAGCAATTGAAGATGGTAAGACTATTTGGCCGTCTCGTTGGCCATTATCGAAATTAGAAGATCGTAAACAATTCTATATTGATAGTGGAACTCCTGCAAAGTTCTATCAGGAGTATATGAATCAAGCAAAATCACCAGAAGATCAGATTTTTGCAGAGGAAGATATTAATAGAGCATTTTACAGGGGAGATATTAGATTTGAAGAAGCATCCGAAAGTTGGTATATCAAATTCGATGACGGGCATACAGAATATGTCAATATTTATGTGGGTATCGATCCCGCTTCAACTGTTGGTAGTAGGAACGATTACAGCGTTATTATGGTTATTGGTGTCACTGCGGAGTATGATTACTATGTTATTGAGTATTGGCGTGAGCGAGTCCTCCCAATGGAATGTGCTGATAAGATTTTTGAGATGGTTAAAAGGTATTCTCCACTAAGAAGAGTGAATATTGAAACAATTGCATATCAAGAGATGTTAAGAGACTATGTGCAAAAACGTAGTAAAAAAGAAGGTCTTTTCGTTCCAGGCATTGAACAGGGAATTAAAGGATATACGCAAAAGAAAAAAGATAGATTATTTGAGGGATTGCAACCAATGTTCAAAGCTGGAGCTGTTCACCTTAAAAAACAACATCATGAGTTTATTGGTGAGCTGTTAGATTTTCCAAAAGGATCACATGATGATACAATTGATGCTTTTTGGCTTGCAACACAATTTGCAAGGGGAAATCCAAAAGCAGGTAAAAAGAAAAAAGAGAAACAAAAAGATGGGACTTACATGAAAGCACGTAAGGCTTATAATTGGATAACAGGTAAACGCACTTAATTTGCATAATAATTAATAATTCAGTAAATTATATTACATGATAGATCAAGATAAAAGAGCAGAAGAGATAAAAGAGCGTTGGAGGCGTTGGTTTGATGCTCGTGCTGATTGGGATGTACAGGCAAGAGAAGATATAGATTTCTATCTTGGCAATCACTTTACAGACTCTGAAGCAAAAGAACTTGCAGAGAGAAATCAAATGGGGTTACCCATTGATCGGCTCTATGCTGCTATTGAGCAGTTCAAAGCTATTATCACCTCAAAGCCACCAAAATTTTCTGCCGTAGGCAGAGAGGACTCAGATGCAAAATTAGCAAATGTATGGAAAACAATTTTAGAATATATATGGGATAATTCTGATGGTGATGAGGTATTTAAACAAGTTATACATGATTTTTCTGTTTCTGGTCTAGGTTATTTTTATGGATACCTTGATCCAGAAGATGATTATGGTAGAGGTGAGGTTAAATTCACTTATGTTGATCCATTTCGTGTTGTTGTTGATCCCAATAGTCGTAGCAAATGGTTTGACGATGCGTCTGGAATGCAATTATCTACAGTTCTCACAAAAGACCAATTGATAGATGCTTATCCAATGCTTAATACTCCAGATGAAAATGGTGATGTTTTAATTGATAATATTGAAAACATATCTTTTTCTGATGATGATTATCCATCATCTCAAAATAGACATGAAGGAGCATCATTTACACCAGACTTAGTTAAAGATTATGATTGGGGAGAAGGAGCTGAAAAATATAGATTAATAGAAGATTTTAGAAAAGTTAAAATGCCATTTTTCCGTGTTGTTGATCTTCGATCTGGTCAAGAGAAAGTTTTAGATAATAATGGTCTTGAAAAGCTTTTGGCTGATGAAAGAACTTCGGAGGCGTTTGATAATGGACTTTTTGATATTGTACAAGTACAGCAAACACGAATTAAAGTTACATGCATTGTTGGACAAATTGTTTTATATGAAAATGTTTTGGACACAAATATATTTCCATTAGTGCCTGTACCAAATATTTGGACAAATACACCTTATCCGATGAGTGATGTTCGCAAGAACAAGGGATTTCAGAGGTTCTTAAATAAAGTAATGTCTCTAATTACATCGCATGCGCAGGCATCGTCTGGCTTGAAATTGCTAATTCCACAAGGTTCTGTACAAGATATAGAAGAACTTGAACGTGATTGGGCGAATCCCAATGCAACGATAGAATATGACGCTTCATTTGGAGAACCTCACTTCCCCTCTCCACAGCCACT